ATTAATTATGCTGTGCCTACTTCTAAAACTAGAAGGGGTAGAGTTGGTAAGGGTGTAGCCCAGACTCTAGATACAGCTTGCAACCAGGCGGTTATGGAGTCAACTAAAATTAGAAGATTAACTCCTATTGAATGTGAACGCTTACAAGGCTTTCCTGATGATTGGACTAAGCAAGGTACTGAAGGAATGATAAGTGACACACAGCGTTACAAGATGTGTGGAAACGCAGTGACAGTAGATGTTGTTGCGGCTGTAGCTGAAAGAATAAAAAGAGTAGTGTATGCCTAGACGAAAGCCAGAACGTAAGTATATGAAGAAGACCGATGGTCGGAAGGGCAACGGCGCAAAGCGTGGCGATGCACTTGTTCGGAAGACTATGGCTACTCCGGCCAATATAAACAAGGCTAAGAAGAACAGGTCAAAGATACTTGCTACCAATGCGATAGAAGAGGTTTATGGGTCTGAGGCTAACTTCTGGAAGATGGTTGCCGAGAAGGCACAAGACTCGCAGTACGACCGTAAGATGGTTATTGAGTACGTATACGGTAAAGCAATGGATAATCCTGATGCCCTGTCCCAAGCAAAGGATATAGACTTCTCCATCGTAAATATCTTTACAGGCTCAGAGAAGCCAAAAGAAATAGAAGAGATAATCGACATTACACCTGAAGAAGATGAAGACAGTAAATAGCCTAAGCGGAGGTAAGACCTCTAGTTACATAGCAGCTAATTATCCTGCTGATTATGATGTGTTTGCATTAGTAAGAACTGATGACAAAAACTGTATGTATCCTGATAAGAAATTAAGACAAGAAGTAGAAGATAGAATACAAGCACCATTCATAGGCACGTTAGAAGATGACACCATAATACATACTATGCTTGACTTGGAACAGTATATAGGCAGAGAAATAACTTGGGTAACAGGTAAAACCTTTGATAAAGTTATAGATAGGAATGGTAAAACACGAGTACCACAGGTAACGGGAAGATTTTGCACAAATGAGATGAAAATAAAACCTATACAAGAGTGGTGGTATAAAACTATCAATGAACCTGTTGATATGAGAATTGGCTTTAGAGCGAATGAAAAGAAAAGAGTTTTAAACGTAAAAAGCAGATTAGACGAAGATGGTTATGAAACTGATAGGATAAGAATAGAGATTAATAAAAATAAAAACGACAAATGGAAAGAATTAAAGTGGCGCACCGTCAGCTTCCCCCTTGTAGATGATAACATACACAAAGACACTATTGAAGCGTATTGGAAAGACAAACCTGTACGCTTTGCTTGGCAAAATAATTGTATAGGTTGCTTTCACTCCACCCCTTTAAATTTAAACTACAAGAGTAGAAAATATCCAAATAAATTTGATTGGTTTGTTAGAGCAGAAAATAAATGTATGAAAGATTACAACAAAAGAAAATGGTACAAGGGCGATTACAATAATCTAACATACGAACAGGTTAAAAAATGGCAACCACAAACAGAACTATTTGACGATGATTTTAATGAATGTGATAGCGGATATTGTGGATTATGAAAGTACCTAATTTAAACCCGAAGTATAAATCGTTTGGTAATGACTCCAGATACTTTATCACCACAGGTGGTCGAGGGTCTGGTAAGTCTTTTGCTGTTAACGTATTCCTACTGCTCCTTACGTACGAGAAAGGACACAAGGTACTATTTACACGGTACACGATGGTATCTGCATCTTCATCGATTATACCTGAGTTCATTGAGAAGCTAGAGCTTATGGGAGTTGTCGAGGACTTTCGAATAACGAAGGACGAGATAACAAATATCAAGACAGGCTCATCAATTATGTTCAAGGGGATACGCACCGCCTCAGGGAATCAGACAGCATCACTCAAATCGTTAAACGCAATAACTACCTTTGTCCTGGATGAAGCCGAAGAGCTGATAGACGAGGACACATTCGATAAGATTGACCAGTCTGTTAGGGTGAAGACTAAAACTAATAGGGTCATTTTAATACTTAACCCAACCACTAAAGAGCATTGGATATGGGGACGCTTCTATGCGAATAGAAACATCCCTGAAGGATTCAATGGAATAAAAAATGGAATTACCTATATACACACTACTTATCTTGACAATACTGATAACCTGTCACAGTCGTTCCTGAATCAGATAGCAGAGATACGCAGACGCAGACCCGAGAAGTACACACACCAAATACTTGGTGGGTGGATGGAAAAGCAAGAAGGTGTTATATTTACCAACTGGAGAGTAGGAGAGTTTAACGATAACTATGAGACCATCTTCGGACAGGATTTCGGTTTCTCTGTTGACCCTACCACACTTGTCAAGCTGGCGATAGACAAGGGCAATAAACGGATATTCCTGAAGGTAATGTATGCCAAGACAGGAATGTCTACTACACAAATAGCAGACTTTAATATTCGTTATGCAGGTCCGCACCTCATAGTGTCGGACTCTGCAGAACCACGATTGATTAAGGAGATTAAGCTAAAGGGATGTAACATCACCCCGACCATTAAACGCAGTGGGTCTATCTTATCGGGAATAGCACTGCTCCAGGATTATGACCTTATTATTGATCCAGACTCCACAGAGCTGATTAAAGAGCTTAATAACTATGTGTGGGCTACTAAAGGACAGACAAAGCCTGTAGATAAATGGAACCACTGTATTGATGCCATCAGGTATGCTGCTCAATATGTTTTGGTAAATCGCACAAAAGGTGCGTATACTATTAGGTGATATAAAATATTTTTGTATATTTGATCTGTAGAGTTTTTTAATTTTGATTGTTATAGTTAACATCCTCGATTTTGTTAGGTCTCCGTGTGCCTTAGAGACCTCTCAGAGTCGGGGATTTATCGTTAAACGCAGTAGGGTTACTCTTAAACGCAGTAGGGTTTGTGACAAACTTGACAAACTTGACATCCGACACAAACGACACATCCGACACAAACGACACTTAACCATTTCTTAACGTTAACTTAACATTGGATTCCCTAGGGCTTTATATATTTGCCCTATGAAGAAACCAACACTACAAAGCGTATTGAAAGCCCAGGGCTTTAATCCGCAGGACGCTAAGAAAGTAGCGGAGTTAGCTAAAGAGGCTCAAGATATAAAAATAAATAAAAACGGAGTAACACTTAAATTCACTATATAATTATGACTTGGATATTAACAGCACCTAAAAAAAGAGTGCAACAATTCAAAGAAGCCACTCAGAGTGGTAAAATCTTTAGTGTAACCTTTGAAAAGAAGGATGGCACTACTAGGACGATGGTAGCCCGTAGGGGTGTAAAGAAAGGAGTGAAGGGCGTAGGAATGTCTTTTAATCCCGATACTAAAAACCTTTTCGTTGTATACGATATGCAAAAAAGAGGTTTCAGAATGGTTAATCTCAATACCTTAATTGAGGCAAAAGTAAATGGTATAACAATTAAATTTATATAAAATGAAAGAAGGATTCGTATTAACAACAACAGAACTATGGACATCAAACGATGTCGTTCACGTAACAGCTTTAGGCTTGGATGGTAAGGAGATATACCTGGAGTGGGATGCAAACTCACTGCTGAATGATATTCCGAGCCTTTACGAGATGAGCAAACAAGCATTAACCCAAGCTAGCGAACATCGTGCAGATATGTTTGCAAAGATGAAGCGACAGATTGGAAATGACTTCAAAGCCAAGAGAGGCAGAAAACCTAAGAACAATTAAGCTATGGATAACGAGACGCTTAAATTGATAGAAGACTGCAGGGATTTATTGAGAGATATAAATTCCCGCTTAGCTCCTAGAGACAGCTCTAAGAAGCCAATAGAAAAACATATACACGAACTAAATAAATTAATGGATAATGAACTATCAGAAGATTAGAAAACTGCAAAAGGAGAATGGCGTTGATGTGATGCAACGCCTAATCGATGACGGTTCAGTCTGGCATATGGAAGGTACAATGGGCCGCAAGGCAATGGAGCTCCTGGAGACGGGGCAATGTATGCTACCCAAGAAGCAATATAAAGACTTCTACGGCAACATAATTCCTTCAAGGGATGATGTTGAGCCAGGCACCACAGGAAGTTATAAGAACGCAGTAAAATATTGGGAATCGATTTACGATTACGATGCGATGTACATTTGAAAAATTTTTTTGATCGAGTGATTAAGAAAATAAAAATGTAATTCTTAAACGCAGTAGGTTCTTAAACGCAGTAGGTTTCCCTATCGTTAAACGCAGTAGGTTTATCGTTAAACGCAGTAGGGTTATCGTTAAACGCAGTAGGGTTATCGTTAAACGCAGTAGGTTTTTTTTGTACCCCCTTTGTTAACAATTTCTTAACATTGGGGGTGCATTTCTTAACATTTAGTTAACATATAGCGACACGGGGCGCCCTATGTTTGTAAGGAATTATAAAAACAAAAATATGTACTATATAACTATATTAGATTATGCAAACGGCTCAGTTGACCAATATGACTTAGGCACTTGGGATGGCAACCAATTCGATGAAACTATGCTTGCGCATTGGCAAACCGAAGATTTTGAAAACTTTTTAATAAGTGAAGGCTATAGCCTTAAAAACATTGAGTGGATGACTCACTCTGATAATACAATATATAAATTTTAATATGAGTAATTTTAATACTAATGTCTGGAATGCGGTCGTAACCAGCATTCCTAATATGCCAAAGAAGTTACTAAGTGCGGGCAATACGAACGCTAAAACAGCAAAGAATGAAATTAAGACATTCATATTGTACCTGATGCCATACAACCAAAACAGTGAAGGTAAGCAATTATGTCCGCACGCCTCGAAGGGTTGCGCGGCTGCTTGTTTAGTTTCAGCGGGGCGGGGTGCATTTTCAAATGTAATAAAAGCGCGCGTTAATAAAACGGAATTGTTTATAAAAAACAAATTAGCTTTTTTGGATAAGCTCGCAACTGAAATAACACAAGAAACCGCAAAGGCTAAGCGTGGCGGTTATCGGGTTGCATTCCGCTTGAATGGCACGTCCGATGTTGATTTTATATATATGTTAAAAAAGTACGGGTTTCTGGATATTGAAACCTTACAACCCGATGCAGTATTTTATGACTACACAAAAAATATACAAAAGGCCATAAGGTACAAAGGCCACCCAAATTATACGGTGACATTTTCACGGGCTGAAGATAATGCCGTTCAAACAGCCTTAGCAATAAAACACGGTATTAATATTGCTGCCGTTTTTAATGAGCTGCCAGATACTTGGCACGGTGTTGAAGTTGTAGACGGTGATGCAAGCGATTTGCAAATGCTCAAATATAACGGCGTAATTTTAGGACTTAAGGCCAAAT